GGCGGCTGGTGCCGCTGGGGCCGGTGGTTGCTCTAATCCATCCTCTGGCCCATCCAAAATCCACGGTTCCGATCCTGGTGCCGGTGCTCCTGTCGCTGGATCATCCACATTCTCGTCAATATACCTACTCATAGTTCATCTTCTCCTGTTAATAGTTGACCGTTTAAGTTGTTCGCGTTCATAAAGTCCTGAATTCGTTGTTCTGAGCTGTCCACTTCCAGCCCTCCAAACCTTTGTTCCAATTCCTCCAGTATCACTCGTCGCTGTTCGATTGCTTCCCCTGCTGTGATTTGGACGAATTTGAGGCTTTCCTCCGCTTCCCTCCACCGATCACGTAGGCCGGTGACGACTCGGGGGTCGTTTGATTGGCAGTTACGCAAAGCTGCCAAACAACCATTAGCTCTTGCTTCCATTTTGTCAAGAAGACGCGTCCAACCTGGTCTTGCCACGAGGTCGGAGAAGTCTGATCCGGCTCGAATAATATCGGGGGTGTCTTTTGGGACATCAATAACCTCCTCGGCACGACTGCCTGCCTCAAGTATGAAATTAAGGTAATCCTGGTATTGACTACGACCTTGTGGCACCGGCGTCCTCCTTTGGCATCAATGCCGCCTTCGTCTTTTCAACGAGAATATCCCTGAGGATCTCCATTTCTTGCTTGTTCAGCTGCATCTGGCTGAGGGACGACATCCGGTTCTGCTGCAGTGCCATGTCAGACTCGGCCTGGGTCGGCTTGTGCATCATCTGCTGTTCCTGTGGGGTGAGTTGGCGGATCCAGCTAAACTTCTTCCGGTAGCCGGACGCGTCCATGAACATCTGCATCATCTCAACAAAGTCAATGGTCTGACCCATGGCGGCAAGCTGAGCAAGGAGCTGAGGATTGAGCATGGCCTGAAGGGTCAAAGGCATAAGAGAAAGTAACGCCTGCCGGGATTGCATCCGGGAGGAGGCCCGCATCTCGAATCGCACGTCCGCCCCGAACAACACGATCGGATCTAGGGGTTCATCACCTGCTTGTGCCCCCTGTATCATCTGATTGGGATCCAAGAAGTGTAGATCATACTGGAAGGTGTCGTCCAGGGCTGGCTCGATTAGGAGGCGCTCCACATTCTCAACGAAGTAGATAACGCGGGATGCTGACGCCTGACCCTGGATCCCGGCACCAGTTGCGGTCTTGGCGGCAGGATTGTTGGCCGTCCCTACCCCGATCATAGCAAGGTCTGTTACTCCTGTGTATCGCTGCACCCGAAGCTCTGACGCTTGCGCCTCAAGAAACGCGTTCTGGGTTGCATTCATCGGGTACTGCCGGATGACGTCATTCTTAGGATCGGACGATTCCGCTACGCCACCCGGTCTAACCCTGACCTGGTACAATGGTGTCCCGCTGCCTCGTTGCTTAACGGTGGTTGGGTGAATGGCCAGGCTAAGTTCATCCAGGCGGCTATTAAGTAAGCCCTCCTGTACCCGCTGCTCGGGTTCAACAACATCAGATACCGCCATGGCATAAAAGCGGTCAAGGAGATCAGCGTAGAAGGCGTCATGGAAGGTGATGCGCCCAATGGGGCATGGCTTGTTGTAGACGACATAACGGTTATTGAGGCTCCAGATGATGCGGTTCTTGGTGAAATAGTGAATGACCTTGATCCTGGCGGCGGCAGGATCGGATGATTGGTCTACCCATGGCATCCAGTTTGAACGTCGGGACGCCTCCTGCTCGGACTGGGTCATGTCAGACTGGCTATAGGAATTAAGCTTCGACAACCTCCAGAGGGTGTACTCATCGGGCATGGACTCAAAGCCAGGTTGGTCCTTGAGGGCCATAAGTTCTTCAACCGACATGTAGGATTCGTAGCCGCAGAACTGAGATTCAGAAGGCACAGGGGAAGGTGCGTTGGGGTCGATGAAGAACCTTTTGAGACTGATATACTTCCAGCAAGGCCGATTGATGTACTCCTCCACGATTTGCTCGACGATGCGGCGGTCAAATTGACTACCCGACGGCATCTGCTGCATGATGTTGTCAATCGGGTTGATGGACTGATTCATCTTCGGGATGAACTGTGGCGTGAACTGCAAACGACGCCTGACCTGGTAGTCCCAGCAAACCGCCATGATGCCGTTGCCGTAGATGACACCAGACTTACAAACCCGGCGCACCACCTCTTGGGGGTTGCAATCGTGCAGCTGGGTCTGCAGGATGTCGCGGATTTGGCGTGCAGCCTTTGGGGTGGTCTTTCCTCGGGCCACGGCCTCAAACCAGTCTTGCTCATTGAACAACGCCCCCATGACCTTGGGCATCATGGATTCGATCTGCTCAAAGTCCACCATGACCGAAACGTTGGCGCGAGGGATCCGGGTCCCTTCCCAAAATCTGCTCTGCTTCCATCCAGTGTATAGGGCATCGGCTATCACCCACCGCCAGTCGTGGTTCTGATACCGATAGTTCATGGCCGTCTCATAGTCGGCACGGATGATCTTGATGGCCTGATCATCGCTTAACGCCTCGAACGGCATCCGCATGTCCCGAACGTCCGGGTACTGGTAGGACTGTTGCTCCTGGTGCCGGTACTGAGGCGGGAGGTTGATGGAGTAGATGGAGGTGCGGCCTGAGGAAGAAGGAGACACATTCTGAGGCCCAAGACCAGGAAGTGGCTGGGACTGCTCGGGGCTGGTGCCTTGATTAAACATTGTGATCGGTCGTGACATCAGAGTGCTCCTGTCATGTTGTCGTGCCAGAACTGTTCAGTACCGAAGATTGCCTCGCGGACATCATCGTCCTTGGAGTCGGAATACTGGGGTTGCTTGGTGACGGGATCAAAGCCTAGAAACCTGGAACCACGGCTGAGGTTCATGGGGTCCGGGACCCGGTCCGCCTGGCCCGGTATGTCGGTCTGGTGGTCGATGCCGTCTTTGCTGGTGCCTGACTGGGCCTGATCGGTCAGGGTATCCAGGAAGTCCTTATATTTAAACTTCGGGAATTTGGTAATCTCATTGACAATGTGCGGGAGGTTAGGCATGTCATCAGCAAACCAGACCAATCGTTTCTTGAACCAAGGTTGAAGGCCATAGAAGATGCGGTTATCCTTAGAAACTGATGAGTCTCGGGGGATTGCAACAAGATTTAGGAACTTATGCCGCATCTCCATCTCCCGGTTGATGAAGGGGATCAAGGCTTCTGCGTGTGATGCCTTCTCCATCTGGATGATAAGCTTACGGGACAGTCGGGTGGAGTAGCGATCATCAAGCTCAAAAAGATAGGAGATTACCTGGAATGGTGAAGGCCGACCGATTAAGGCCTCCATTACCATCTTCCGGCCATCGGGCATGTGGGCAACGGTCGTGATAGCGATGTTGCATCCATCGGCGTCCTCCTCCATCCCAGCAAGGTCGACGGTGGTCTTGAGGTAGACACCGGGGCGATTCAGAATGTAAGGCTTGAACTTTGCCGGGAAGTAGCCAATCTCAGATTTCTGGGCCAGCCCCATCCCACGCGCTTTAGCACGAAGCCGATATTGGCAGTTGAACATGTAGTCACCAATATCCTCCCAGATGGCCTTAAGCTCGGTGAAGGGGAAGCGCTTGGGCCAAAGGGTGTTAAAAGGCTTAGACCAGTCGATATTGCTATCATCGTCAGTAACAGGATCAACACAACCATCGCGGCGGAACACGGCCCAGCGGCAAGGTTCGCCTCTTTTTGCCCTTTCGTCATCTTTGTCCAACTCTTCACAATAGAGGTCAGAAAAGTCATAGATCGTCCCCTCGAGGTCAATCCATCCAGCAGTACGATCGCGGCCAGGAATCTCGGGTCCGCGTTCCAGCAACGGCATCGTATATTTAAAGTGGTCCTTGGTATCCTTCAAGCCACCTGGGGTCTTGACATTCTCCTTGTCCACCAAATCCGAGTGTTTGATCACCTCATAGTGAGGACCGGCAACAACCTTGCCAATGGATACAACACGCATTGTTGGCTCCTTCAGCCATTTCCGGCGTCGGTTCAGGACCGTAAATTGTTCCTTGCTGCCCCAATCCCCCGTCTTGTCCGCAGGTGGGCAGGATTCGGGATAGAGAAATCGTAGCTTCTCATTGAACCTGAACTGATTCTCCACCTCAGTAATAATGTCGGCACCTTGACTACTGGTGGCAACTGATAACGCAATCCTAATGTCCTCGAAGTTGATGACCCACTGGATGGAATGGGAGATTGTGTTGACGGTGGTCTTGAGGTGGCCACGGGGATCGAGTAGCATCCGGAAACGTGGACCTGGTAAATACCAACAAGACCGGCCTGGGCAGTCGGCGATACACTGGTTGTCTCGATGTAGATTGCATGATGGCTCACTATAAACAATTTCGAAGGTATTATGGTCGATGTATTCCTCTCGACCGGCGAAGGATTGAAGGTGCTGAACTACTGGGCCGTGTACTGCGTCCTCAACATCCTTATACTGGAGAACGGAGCGGCATAACCAAATGAGGTCAGTGCGACCCTTGCGGCGATCGTGGATGTACTCCTTACAGAAACGGCGGCGGGCGTCCTCAGACATGGATGAAGGGTCCATGGGGGCGACACGACCCTGACCTTGAATGACCGGCTCAGGGTTTGGGGGTGAATTTGGCGTTTGGTCCATCAAACACAACCTCTTCAGGGTTGAGGCCGAGAGCACGGGCACAGGTGTCAATGTAGGAGGCTAGGAGCAACCTCCGCCTATCGGTTTCGATCTGGGCGGTATTGACTAATGCTGCCAACTCCTGGGCGACCTTCACCATCTCGGGTTCAAGCGGGGTGTCCATTACCGCCTTACCTTCTGGCCTTGACCACTTTCAGACGCAATTTTCTTTACAGGACGCGGGCGACGTGGCATAAAAACCTCCAAAGGACGAATAAGACCCAGATATGCTGCTGGGCAAGTTGAAAAGTACGCCGACCATGGCGGCGATGATAGGCAAAAAACTGATTGTTGGTCGGAGGAGCAGGAGCAGGACCGTCTCCCCAAGTCCAGAATGATGCGGCATGAAGCATGACAGTTATATCCACCTCGACAAGGTGACGGCCAGGTGCACCAACTTTGGTGGAACTTCAGGGTGGGTGTTAATTATCTGCTCAAATGTCCGGTCTCGCTTCCACTCCCCGGAGGTGCCTGGGGCTGCCAGAAGATCGTGTCGCCGCCCGATGTCACGGGCCAAGGGGATAAGGTCGTAGGCGGCCTGGGGAATAAAGAAGGACCGGCCCATCGCCTCCTTGTGGTCGCACACCCTTAAGCCATATCGAGCTGTGATCTTGTTCGCAATCCAAAGTAGGACATCTTTCATTGTCATGTTGGGTCCACTGCTGAAACCGGATTACCTGCCGTTGTTGTTATTGCTGCCGTCCAACTCGCTGTCGTGTCGTCTTCCTTGGTGACGGTCAATGTCCCACCTGCTACTGAAGCTTTGTTGCGCAAAATCCGTAATGCCTGGCGCACCGTCCTGACCGCCGTGCTGTCGGTACCACTGTCTGTGCCGGTCGCCATGTTCCGGTCCAGGATGCTATCGGCGATGGCGTTTTTGGCGGCAGCGGTGATCCCACCAGAATCCAATCCATTTGTGCCGATGCTATAACCGGTTTTGTCATTGTTGGTGGTCAGGTTGGTCGCGGTCGTTATTGTCCCTGCCGTGATATTGGTGGTCGAGGCTAGGGTTGCACCGGTCGGGAACGTTATGGTTCCGGCATTAACGACCGGGTTAGTCTTGATTGTATCAACGTCCACCTTCTGGCCAGCAGCAAGGAGCACACTGGCACCAAGATCTCGGGCCGTCTGGGCAGTGCCACCGATATCAATGGTATCACACTTGACTAATGCCGATCCGGCCGTACCGGTAAAGTTAATAGGCTGCGTTGTACCCTGATTGGCATTGATGGTGGTGACCGATGACGTGCTGACCGCATTGATCTTCTTCGCGTCTGCCGATGCAATACCCGCTGCCACCTGCAACTGGTCGGTGCCGGTCCCTGAGGTAAGTAGGCTGGCATTGGTAGTGACAGCGGTGTTCGGGAGGCAAGTCATACCACCATGAACTGCATCTTGGTTGTCCCAACCGGTAAGCTCAATTTCAAGGGGAAGAGGAGCAAGGTTGGTGGCACCCTTGAACATGATGATAACAGAGCGGGTACCGGTTGCGATGGCAGCATTGGGAATACCAAACTCATAAACACCAGGCATGTTGGTGGCGTCCTTCTCAACAAAGCCGCCTGAACTCCAGGTGCCACGGGTTCCTGCACTTAGGGTGATTGCAGTACCACCCGCATTACCATCGTCATCTCGGGCGCGATAACAAACCAACCCAGCAGAACCAGAAGTGAGGCCAGTCAGGCCAGCACCGGTCGTACTGCTACTGTCCTGCAGGAAGATACGGCAAAGTACCGAGGTCGCGCCCTTGACTATTGATAGTTTTGCCATGACTTAGAACTGCAGGATTGTGTTGTTGATGGCCGTCTGCACCACGGTGTCTAATGTCGCGTCATTGACGTTTGCCGCCGATGGGTCAATCGGGACGGCAGACTGGCCAGAGAAGGCTGGATCAATAGCACATAGCCAATAAATCTGAGCCGCAAACAGCTGGGGGTTGTAGATGGCCTGGGCGGCAAACTTCGTCATCCGAAGCTGGTGGAATTGGACCGTTGTTGCCTCACCAATAATAAACTTGGCGTAGTTGGCAACGGCACCAGTAACACGGGATTGGAAGATGTTGGATTGGACCAGGGTTGCAAGGTCAATGTACTTTGCTGTGAACGCCATTATCTAACTCCTAGACCGACTTGAAGTGGGTGAGGGACAGGAACAAGAAGACCTGAAGCACGACGAGCAAAGGCAAGAGGATCAGAAAAGAATGGTCCGGATGTGCTGAGGCCGTTTAATGAGGCATTGCGCTTGAGGGCAGAGCCGCCACCGCCGCCGCCCACTGCTGCGACACAGACACCGGCATAGATATAATTCACAGATCCACCATAGGAGGCGGTCAGCGTGTCCGAGGATGTCGTGCTGATGGCATAGGCCGCACCTGCATCCTGGAATGTATTATCGGTAAATATCTGAGTGGGTCCGGTGCTATTGCAATTGGCTGCCAGGTTGTCGCATACCATTCCCACCGAGGCATTACCGTTCGCCGTCGTGATGGCAACTTGTGGCGAATTACTTGAGGCCGTGGCAGAGTTTGCATTTATAAAAGCCGCTCCGAAGGTCTGGGCCGCGCCGGTAAAATAAGCGCCGAAAATCATCGCATGACATGAAGTCGTCCATGATGCCTGAACTGCTTTTGCACTCACCGCTGAGAGTGGGGATAGCCCGAACAGGTAAATTGAGACCGTCGAGGTATTATTGTAAGGCCCCCCGATTTTCGTCAGACTGGTGGCCGCCCCGCCGGGGTCAAGTACCATTGTCACCCCGGATACAGCTTGATTATCGACGCAAAGGCCGACGACCAGCACCATATTGGCATCGCCGCCGGAGGTTGTCCCATTACCGGTCGATATGGAAGTCACGCCGCCCAGATAAGCATGCGTGAACTGAGTTCCGGTGCCGTATGCGACTGCCATATTTACCTATGCCAATCCAGCCAGATCCGCATATGTTGCTGTTGCTGTTGCCATGTCAATTCACCTTCAGGAATAACTTGTTCTGTGAAAGAATCGCATCCGCCTGCGCGGGATTCAGGTTATAGAGCGCAAGAATGGTGGCATCCGCCCGCTTCGCCAGATCCGTCGAAGTTGCATTCGTCGCACTGAGCTGACAGAACGTTGAAGCAGCGGGCTGCGGTGGCGTTCCCAGACACGTTGTATATGTCGTGTTGTAGATCGTGGGGTCTGGAATCCCCATCAGCGTCGTGTCTGCCGCAATTGACAGACTCGACGCCTTGATCTGCTGCGAGGCTCCAACCGGGAAGTAAACTGTCGAAGACTGGCCCCGGAGGAATACCGGAATCAACAGTAGCCCAAATAACAATCTCAATCTTTTCAATCTTTTCAATCTTTTCATTTTCATCCCTCAGCCTTAGCTGCCTTAGCTCAGCAATTCCACTTCTGCCGTGATGTCGAACTTTGGGTTTGTGCCGCCAATGACCAATTTCAGCCTCAGCACCCGGCCCAGCGGCACTGTTTTGATCGTATTTGCTGCCAGGGTTCCATCCGTTTGCTGGAATTCAGCGTTACCCGAGCTAATGAAGCCCATAACCCTGGTTGTGGCATTGGTGATCTGGGTGAAAGCGGCAATATCACACCAGGTCGTGCCGTCGGGCAACAACGTCTGCAACTTCACATCCAGCGTTGGGCCGGTGCCGGTGACGTTGGCCGTTTTTATGACCAGCAGTAGCTGGGTGAAACGGTCCGCACCTTTGAGGCTGCTGGTATCTGTGGCGGCCACAGCGGTCTTGTTGTACCAAGTCTTGTCTTGCGAGGACCAAGGTCCAGTCGGTGATAGAACATTACTCATTGTGGCCCCCCTAAACTACTGCTGCGGTGGTTGGTTGTTTTGGTTGTTGTTATTGGCGTCCTTGGCCAAAATCCCAAGTGCCGTGATCGCCAGGGCAGGGATGGTGTTGCCTGCCGTGATCGGTGGTGCGGTCGGGTTATTGACGCGATTGCTGGCAATATTGCCGAACATCAAGCTGATGCCCGCAATAAGCCCAAGTAGCGTGGTTCTCCAATTCTGCATGATTTCACCTCTCTCCTTTCTTTTTTCTTTATCTATCTGTTGTGGGCCGCCATTACACCCATTTTTTTGGCTCCGTACTTCCTGCGCCCGATCGCTGCGGCCAGCCCCTTGGGATCGTACACCCCCGGCTTCTTGCTCAGCTGCGCGGTGAGGTTCTTGAATCTCGCCCCTGATCCTAACGGTGGTTTGGATGGTGTTGCCGTTGCCACTTTCTTGTTGCCTCCTCCTAATGGAATGTTGCCAACTCCTGGATTGAATGCGGTCAGCCCTGAGTCCACGTCCTGGGGGTTACCTGGGTTGATGGCCCTCATGCGTCCGCCTTGCCTCAGCCCTCTTATTCTCCCCATGTAGACCTTGCCCGGTGCTGGGTTACCACTACCCGTTGTGTTCATTTTACCTCCTCAGCTTCAAGACCAATGTACCTTTGCTTCCACTCTAACGGCACCGTCCCCACTAGCACCGCCACCTTCGCATTTGTCTCCTGGTGCTCCTTGAACTCCCCGATCCCCTTCATGACCTGCACCCCTAATGCCCCCTGCCGGTATGGATCGCGGTCGCATTCAAGCCCGTTCTCAATGGCCCGGACCGCCTTACGCCTGATTTCGGTCTTAAATTCGTCAGGTTTGAGGTTACTGAGGGTGAAGGCATTACCATTGGCCTGGATGAAGTCCCTCTTGATCCTGTTCACCGTCTGCTCGGTGACGTCATACCGGATGGCCACCACCTTCACACTTTCACCATCCATAAGCTCGACCAGGATGGCACGCCTTGCTGCGGCGGTCAGCTGGTACCCATCAGGCAGCTTTTCATCGGTCTGGACCAAATCCACCCCATGTTTGTCCTTCTGACCCTTCTGACCTTTATCTGTTGCCATAGTACTCCCGATCTTCCTCGTAAAGTCTTAAAATTCGGAGTTTCTCCTCCCGGTACGGGTCCCTGCCCGCCTTTGTGATTGCATTGTCCGAAATTTTGAGGGCCTTAAGTACACGGGTCCTGATCACATCTCTTACCGCCTGAACGCTGCCGTCGGTGTACAAATTTGCTATACTCACCAATGTGTGGAATCGGGCCTTCCTTCTGGCATTGAAGATCCTGCTTACGCCTCCGATGGTCAACCCCACTGCATGGGCGATATCGGTCATGCAAACCCCAGGCCATATAAACTCTGGAGCCTGACCAAGTTCAGCAAATTTCGAGGGATTGGATTCAAATTCCTTAATGTCGGCATCGATTTGGGCAAGGATTGGATTGGTCACCCTTCGAGGTGCCACCTCTTCCTTTTTTATACCGTGCTGGTCCAATATTGCTTTGGCCTTGGCCTGGATCGCATTCATGGTGCGATGTAGTACCATAGGCTAGGTTCGGCTGTCAATACCATGGATTGACAAGGGTTTGGTGCCTGTGTTATAGAGGAGCAGAAGTCAGCAACTTTGATACCATCGAAGGGACCCAGTGGGACCCCCAGGGGGAGTGGTCGATGGGTCCTATCACCACGACCGGTAGTGGTCAGCCTTGGTACTCAACGTGCGTATATAGGAAGGCACGTCGAATACCACGACCGAATATCGACACATACAACCGCTGGTATGTCGGTCGGTTGACACACAACCGGTTGTGGCCGACCGTGGAACTCAACGTGCGTGGTCACAACGCACGTCGACTACCATCGGCACTGTATCGGCTGGAAACACCACCGAACAGGCGTACGGTAGGCAGCAACGCGACACCACACGCGGTTGTATAGGCAGCAACGCAACACCACAGCCGGTTGTGGTCGCGGCAGTGTGTCGCAGGGAAACACACGGTGTTTCCAGGCGGCACACCAAACAAGCGTTCGGTACCACGGCTGGTGTGACGACCGGCTGACACCACAACCGCTGGGGGTGCGGCAACCGTCGGCGTGGCACTCGGCTTGCACTACCAAGGGGGACAGTGCGCGGGACCGGGCAGAAGGGCCAACGGGCGCGACCAGGAGACAAGACAATGGGCAGCAAAAAGACAGACGGCACGGCAGCAGCGACAATTCCCGCGTGGGCAGTGGCAGCGATCGAGCAGCTGGCCAAGACAGCGACAGTGAGCCAGACGACAGAGCAGGTGCTCGAGACCGTGCTGAGGCAGGGAATCAAGACGCTCGAGAAGCGCCGGAAGGAGACGACAGCGAACCGGGTCGAGCGGGCCGAGGCACTGCTGCGGTCGATGGGTCGCATCGCCTAGGAGAGGTGGCAGCAACCAGACCGGGGGCCAGTGCACCAGACGGGTGATCCTGCCCCGTCCCCCGGTCGCCCAAGGAGACGACGAACCAAGGAGGGGGACGAGGCAATGACGGTAGCATGGACGGCAGATGGAGTCGAGGAAGAAATGCAGGAGGAAGGAAGGAGTCAAGAGCATGAGACATCCAATGACAGACGAAAGACGACAGGAGATCAGGAGTCGGCTGATCGATCAGGGAGTCAAGGAGTTCGGGGAGGACGACGTCAACGAGATGTTGGAGTCGAGGGGACTGGCGACGATGGAGGGAGACTGGAGCGCCGAAGAAGAACAAGAAGAACTGGTATCAGGGGTTACGAGGCTAGTGAACGACTATAGCGATGACGAGCTGCAGGAACTGGCCGAGTACGAGGAGGAACAGGAGGAGGAGGAGAAGGCCAGGATGATCCAGAAGCTGCTGGAACTAGCTGACGAGTGGGATGAGAGACAAGCCGATCAGGAAGGCGACCACGAGGAGGAGATATGAAAGTAACTATCAAGGCAGTAGAGTATTACGAGTGCTCTAGATTTTCCCGGTATGAGGAGCAGATTACTCAGATGGCAGATATGCTGCGCTATGATCGAGCGTTCGCCCATAGAGATGAGCCCGGCATCGTTGCTTTTCCAACATGGAGTACCAAAAGAGATGGAACCTACCACGGCAACCCAACTTGGGACAGATGGAGTTCTTTTGGCCTTTCACTCCGGAGACTATCTTCGGGTGAGAAAAACGACATAGCCTATCGTCGCCATTTACTGACAGATCAGGGGGCAAATTGGGTTACTTTTGTCCATGTCGGGCGGGGGCAGGAGGATCTCAAAGAGGTAACGTTTCAGGAGTGGCTTGCAAGGAAAGAGGCAATATGACATTGATCAGACGAGGGATGCGACCAGGAACGTGGATTGTGTGGGATAGCACGCTTGAGGCGGCTTGGGCCGGTGGCCAACAATGGACCGTGCACGAGTCGATGGCCTTGAAGTTCACCAGGCCAGATGCGGCCAGGAGCTGGTGTGAGGCACAGCTCCAGATCAGCCCGGACATCGAGCAGGAAGGGGTGCAGTCATGACCAAGAAGAGTCAGGTGACAGTGGGCCAAGTCTGGATGGCCAAGGTCAGTGGCACGGTATGCCGGGTCAGGGTCGACAGCATCCGCGAGACCGAGCCATTCTACAGCTGGAATCAGGGATTCAGGAAGCTGGTGAGGCCGTCAACAACAATCTACGAGTGCACCAACCTCAGGACGGGCAAGCAGATCCGGGTGCACTCAGCAACCAGGTTCAGATACCTAGAAGGGGCAGGTGCGGTATGAGCCTGCCTCCCAACGAATCGGTGCTGGCCAAGATCCAGAAGCTGCTGGCACTAGCCGGCAACAACCCAAATGAGCACGAGGCGGCCAGTGCGATGGCCAAGGCCCAGGAGTTGCTGGTGCAGCACAATCTCAGCATGGCCCATCTGGACGCGCATAAGGAGAAGAAGACGAAAGAGGAGGCCGCAGAGGGCAGGGAGCAGAAGGGAGTCAAGAGAAGCGGCATGTTCATCTGGCAGCGGGAGCTGTGGAAGCGGCTGGCAGAAGTCAACTTCTGCATCTACTGGAGTCAGAAGCAGTACCACGCGTCAGGGGTGTACAGCAACCACCAGCATTGGCTGGTCGGAAGGGAAGACAACGTGAAAACGGTTGAGGTCATGGGCGACTACCTGGAAGAGTGGATGAGCAAGAACTGCCCATACGGACCAAGGGAGGGCAAGAACATTCACCTGTGGAAACAGGGAGTGGTGGATAGGCTAACAACACGGCTGAGGGAGAAGTTCATCGACATGATGGTGGGATCAGATGAACCAAAACCGGCAGCAGAAAGCCAGGCGGTGACAGTGAGGAGTGTGTACCAAGCCGAGGTCCATGCCAACCACCTGTTCCGGCGCGGAACAAGTGACTGGTGCCCGTGCGATCCATGCAGCAAGAAAAGAAGGATCGAGTGGGATGAGAGACAAGCGACAATGCCGGTCAGGGTCGAGAAGCAGGAAGTAGCCAAGGTCGAGAAGCAGGAGACTGAGGCACAGAGACGGGCGAGGTTGGAGAGGGAAGCAAGGCAGCAGGCGAAGTGGGAGGAGAAGTGGCGGAAGGAGTACGAGAAGCAGAGCAGTGAGGCGTACAAACAGGGCCGAGAAGACGGGGATAAACCAAACCTAGGAGGGCAGATCAAATGAAGATCTACGTCAGGAAGCACAGGGTGTGGGGCTACAGCAAGGTGAGAAGAGGTCCGGTCGTGTCATATGAGGTGGCGATCGGGCGACTGGTGATCTGGTGGCAACGAGATAGGAGGCAAGGATGAAGATGAAGGTCTGGACCATCGAGGTGAGTGAGGAGAATTCAGACTGCCGACCGGTCTATGGCGAGTGGTGGGGAGTCACGGTCTGGAGATCGGCGGAGTCGGCACAACAGGTGTGCCAGGAGGACAGCAAACGGTGGCACGAGGAATGTCAGGAATGTCAGGCGTGCCAGGAGGACGGGCTAGTGGAGGAGTGGACACCGATCAAGTGGGAGCCGACAGCCAGGAACGAAGAGCAGGAAGTGGTGTGCTACGTCGGGTACGATGAGAGCCATGGGCAACTAATCAAAATCGAACAACAGGAGGTGCAAGGATGAAAGTGTCTGAAGCAGAAGAGAAGATAAGGCTGGCCAGAGTTCTGGTGATGGAAGTGATCCAGGCAGGCTGGAATTGGCGCGAACTTGAGGACGCGAGAACCAGCCTCAGGGAGTGCCAACAGGAGTTGGCCAACTACGGTGATGATCAGGAGGTGAGTCAGATATGAGTCTGCGGTCTAAGCACATCCAACCAGGTCAGCAGGAGGGGACTCGGGGCAGCGGGCTAACAAAGACGCTGTTCCTTGGAGTCCCGGCAGAAGAGCAGAAGCCAAAATTGTGCAGCCGGTGTCAGAGGCCGGTGGTGTTGGCCTACAGGGTCTACAGTCGTGAGTTGGACAGACGGACTGGTGAGATGAGGGTCGCCAAAGGTCAGTTCGAGGTGGCCCACATCATGGACGGCAATCCAGTCTTTGACGTCTGCCCATACCCAAGCCTGTTAGATAAGCTGAAGCAGGAGATCGAAAGAGAACAGAATGTAACTGGAAGTGCGGTGGGGCCAGGCAAGGCAACGGTGCACTTAGAGGAGGTGGTGAAGAAGAGAGACGGGAGCGGGGAGTACAGCAGGGTCACATGTGGTGCAAGGGGCAATTTGTGGACCACACTTGACAGGCGAAACGTGACGTGTTCTAATTGTCGGGTCAAGATCGAACACGACACCAGACAACTAAACCAAGAAATAGGAGAAACGAGTATGGCTATGACTGCGGATCAAATCAAGGCAAAGATAGCAGAAAGCAAGAACAAGAAAGCAACAGCAGGAACAGCAGGAACAGCAGGAACATCGGCGGCCTTGGTCGAGAAGGATGAAGAGGGGAATCCGATCCCTCAGGCGACCGGGAAGGTGAGCAAGAAGGCGGTGGGGACGGCAAAGGTGGAGAAGGGACCGAAACTCCTGAACGCATGCGGGTGTGGTTGCGAACAGCCGACCAGAACCAGCTCAGGGAAGTTCATTCCGGGCCATGACGCCAAGTTGCACGGTCTGATCAAGAAACTGAAGGAGGGCAAGGCCAGATTGACCGAGGCCCCGGCCCAGGTGCAAGCAGGGATGTACCCGAAGGTGAAACAGGCCGTGGTCAAGGCCAAGAACGAGAAGGGGGAAGTGGTTGAAACGCTGTCGGGTGTGGAACCGTCAGTGGAAGAGGCGGTGTACTTGGAAAGCCTGAAGGGCCTGGGCGGCCCCGCAACCGCGTAAGGGGGCGGGAGCAGAAATGAACCGGGTGACGACACTACTCATCTGGGATCGACGGACCGGAGCACTCAAGCTGATCGTTGAGGGTGTTCCGGTCCAAGTCGGTTACTACCAGACCGCCAAGGTGGCCTTGATCCACTTTGGTTATTGGCCAATTGACGTGCAGGACCTGGGGCCGGATGCCAAGCTGGACTACATCGAGGTGGATGAGCCAGCGACAGCCCCAGACATCATCAACAAACAATGGGGAAACCTAAAGGAACCGGTGAGAAAAATCGAATGGAGGGCAATGTGGGACGAAGCGGAAGCGACAAAGTGAGGCTGAGGCTGATGGTATTCTCCTTAAGCGCGCCATGGCTGGAGCGCCAGGAGCTGGGCGTGCATGTACCAGACTTCACGGAGAGTACCGCCGCGCTTGCGGAGAGCCAACTCCGTACGGCGGTGCTGGGGGCACCAGGGGCGGTGCCTGGGCTGGGAGAAGCCGTGCAAATCGAACGGGTACGGCACGTGGAACTGGACGGAATGGTCTCGCTGATCAAGTGGCAGGACGTCGTGATCGATGAGCTGAAGTCAGTGAAGGAGGAAATAAAGGAGGCACAAGCACAGGGGGCGACGGTCAAGACGATGCTGGTGGTGAATCCGAACTGCCTGGTGGTGGTGCTGAATCGGGACGAGAACAGGCCGTGGGTGGATGCAAGGTTCGGGACCGGGGACGAGGGTAGTGATGAGGCCATCCACGCCGAAGGAATTGAAAGCGATGAGAACGGCTTGATAAGTAGAATGAGCATGAGCAGGTTGGTAGGGACGTTGAACCTAATCAACAGCGCGGAGTTGACGCTGAAGGTGGCAGATGGAGATCAACTGCCACTGCCGCCTGAGGGTGGCGGCGTCGAAAACATCGAGGGCCAGGAAGACGACCCCGATTCTGAAGAAGTAGAAGGCCAGGAAGGTAAGACAAAAACTCTGATTAACTGAAAAGAGAGAGTAGGTTCGTATGGTAAACGTAAACAAGACAACGAAACAGCAGGTTGAGGACGTGGTGGTGAAGTTGCAGGAGGCCGAAACGGTCCTAGAGAAGGTGGTGGAGGCAATTAGCGGCCCAGAGCAACAGGTGATCAAAGGCTACAAGGGTAGCATTAACTACGTC